TAGGCACACAACTTTGTATAATTTCAACAGTTGCGGCTCCGTTAATAAGTGCATCTGGTGTTTTTAAAGTTAGTTCGTCTTTAGCAGTCATGGCAAATACTGCTAACTCGCCATTTTCTGTAGTTTCTAAAGACCCTGCTGGATACCAGCGACCTTTACTAGGCAACGTAATATATAATTTAGGTTGTCTAAAGAATTTCTGTAAAGGATTAGCACCTGGCGCAGTTAGTTCAACCATTCCTGGTGAGTTATTATCTGTCATTCTATTCTCCGTATAAATACATTATACAAGTATGTATCTCTTATATTTATATGCGTACTTAATAAGGAACTGTAGAATATGGCTGAAAAGGTAACAGGTGTAATTGGACAAGAAGATGTCACGTTAGAAAACGCGGCAACTGAAGCAACCTTACTTAAATTGCTCAAGGCGATGGGGTCCAAAGGCGATGGCAGCGGCAAAGGCGGTGGTGAAGAATCTAAAAAACAATTAGCGGCACTAGCTAAACAGTCTGGCAAAACTACTAAAGAATTAGGAGAGTTAGAAGAGGCTGCAAACGATGTAGGTAACGTTTATATTCGCGCCGCGGGCCAAATTACAAATGCATTTAAAGGTCTAACAGGCGAACTACTAACAGGCGGTGACAGAATAAGTGACTTTACTAGTCATGTTGCTGGTGCGTTAGAATCTATTCCAATTGTTGGAGGACTAATAGGCGGAATAGGGCAACTACTTGTTTCAACAATAGATAACCAAATTGATACGTTTAGAGATTTGTCAAAAGTAGGTATCGACTTTGGTGAAAACTTGTACGAAGCATCTTATATGGCAACTAAAACAAGTTTAACTATGGAACAGTATTCGGGAGTGATCTCATCGAACGCTGAGATGTTAGCAAAACTTGGCAGCTCAGCTGGCAGTGGAGCAAAAGCATTTACTGGATTACTGCAGGGTGTAAGTAAAAACTCTAAATTATTCCTCCAACTGGGCATGACTATGGAAGAAATTAGTGAGTATACAGCTGACTATGTAACCCAGCAACAGCGACTTGGTCGAGGTGAACGGTTATCTAGTAAACAGACATTAGCCTCTGCTCAAGCATATATTAAAGAAGTTGACAAACTTGCAAAAGCAACTGGTAAGCAACGTGATGAAATATCGGGAGCAATGAATGAGGTATCTAATGATAAGCGATTAAAGGGTGTACTAGCTGGATTAGACGAAACAGCTAGACTAGCAGTAACAAGTACAGTTACTATGTTATCTGCACGTGATGCTGAACTAGGTGAAGCTGTTAAAGAAATGATTGCTATGGGCGGAGTACCATATAGTGAAGCGGCAGTGGCACTTTCTTTATTAAACCCTGGAATTGCGGCAGCAACTAAAGCATTAGGTGACGGTGTTCCTGGCGCGGCGGATATGCTGACCACAGAAATTGAAAAAGCTAGACAGACTGTATTAAAAATGTCAAAAGCAGAATTAGATTCGTTAGCAGTACGTGCGGCTACGGGCGAGCAAGTTGCGTTAACAACGCTCAGTGTGCTTGGCCTTGGTAATTTAGTAGAATCAGTGACGGCAGCACAGATTGAGCAAGCAAAAAAACAAAAAGCAATTGACGAAGGGCGAGCACAAACTGTATTAGACTTTGAGCAAACAATAACAGACACAAGAAACGCAATGAAAAGCGCACTGATTGATAGTGGTATTTTTGATACTGTTACTGTGATAATAAAGAGTATAAGTGATAAGTTTGGAGAGTTAATGGATGAGGGCGGTGGAATTAGTAAAATTAAATCAGCCGCTGTGTCCTTTGGAGAAACAATAACAGGCTTGATGGAATCCTTCCAAAAAGGTACCTTGATGGAAGACATAGGAAAATACCTAGGCGACGGATTAAGTAAACTCGGCGAGTTAATAGCTCCTCACATATCAACAGCAATGTCAGGTCTAATGAACATAGCTAAAGATGTTGTATTTGGTAAGAAAAAAATGGAAATGGCAGGTCCTGCAGGTCAAATGGCAGCAACAGGCGAACGCGAAGGCGGCGCATTAAGTAGTTTCCTAGGCTTGCTTGCAGGACCAGCTCTTTTAGGTGGGCTAGGTGCATTAGGAGCAATACTAGCTACTGGTGCTGTGTTTCTTGGATTTAAAGCACTTACTACAGTGTTTAGAATGTTTGCAAATGGCCCAGTAGCAATTGGTGCGGCAGTATTTACTGCAATGCTTATTGGTACTGGTGCGGCAATAACACTTGCAGGAAAAGGCATCGACTTAGCCGGAGACGGTGTTGAAAAGATTGCCGCAGGTGTTGAACTAATGGCTAACATGAAGGGAGCCGCAAACTTTGCAGAAATTGCTACATCATTAGGCTTACTAGGACCTGCACTAATAAGTCTTACTAAGGGCGGAGTACTAGAATCTATTACTAGCTTCTTTGGTTCTAGTTCACCTTTCACTACACTAGTTGAGGGTATTAACCAGTTTGAAAAAATTGATGCAACAGCTATTGAGAATGTAAAATTAAGCGGAACTGCATTAGAAGGGTTGTCAAAGTTTGGTAAAGATTTAGACGTTAGTAATTTAAAACTATATGCTGATCAAATGGAGCGCCTTGGTAATGCTTTTGAAAAAATGAACGACGAGCTAACTAAAGACAACAGTTGGATACCGTTCTATAAAGGCAGTAACGCAGGTAATACAACAATGCCTAGTGCTGGCGGCGCCGGAACAGGTAGCTCAGATCAGCTAACCCTACTAAATACTAACATAGACAAGCTATTAACAGAAACCGAAGCTATCAGAAGAAACGGCAAGAAGTTAACAGATCACACACTAAGTAACTAGATTAATTAGGAAACAACATGAGTTGGAAGAAGCATTTTACACCTGTACAAACAGGCGACAATATGGGAGGAAGCTATTCACCGTTAGGCGGTGGAAAGTATAACGGCGGAACTCCTGGGCCTGCAAGAACTAATTACAGTTCTTACTTACCGGATGTATATGTAGGAAGTCCTAACAGAGTTGAACGTTACGGCCAGTATAACACTATGGATATGGATTCAGAAGTTAATGCGGCACTTGATATTCTAGCAGAGTTTTGTTCGCAACAAAATACTAATAACAGAACTCCTTTTACAATAGACTTTAAAAAGAAATCTACAAACACTGAAACTACTATTATAGCGCAGTACTTACAGCAATGGTGTAAGTTAAACAAATTTGAAACACGTATGTTTAGAATATTGCGCAATGTGTTTAAGTATGGAGATCAGTTTTTTGTAAGAGATCCAGAAACTAAAAAATTATTCCACGTAGACAGTGCAAACGTAACACGTATCATTGTTAACGAAAGCGAAGGTAAAACACCTGAGCAATATGTTATTAAAAACTTTAACTTAAACTTTAGAGATATGGTTGCAACTACTCCGCATGTTACAAGCGGAAATATTAATGGCGGCGGCGGTACACAAGGCGGCCAAGTGCGCGGCATGGTAGGTAATGCTCCACAAGGTGCTGGTAACCGTTACACTACAGAAGATGGAGAACTATCAGTTAACGCTGAAAACGTTATACATTTAAGTTTAAGTGAAGGACTAGATCAAAACTATCCGTTTGGTAATAGTTTGTTAGAAACAGTTTTTAAAGTATACAAGCAAAAAGAATTACTTGAAGATGCAATTATTATCTATCGTGTACAACGTGCTCCAGAAAGAAGAGTATTTTATGTTGACGTAGGTAATATGCCAAGTCACTTAGCAATGCAATTTGTTGAGCGTGTAAAAACAGAAATACATCAAAGACGTATTCCTAGTGCAACAGGCGGCGGCACAAATGTAATTGATAGTAGTTATAATCCTTTATCAATTAACGAAGATTACTTCTTCCCACAAACAGCAGAAGGGCGCGGTTCAAAAGTTGAAACATTGCCTGGCGGTACTAACCTTGGAGAAATTGATGACCTTAGATATTTTACTAATAAGCTCGTACGTGGTTTACGAATCCCTAGTAGCTACTTACCAACGGGAGCAGACGATAGTGCGGCACAGTATAATGACGGCAGAGTGGGCACGGCATACATTCAAGAACTTCGTTTCAACACGTACTGCGAACGATTACAAAACTTAGTAGTTGAAGAACTTAATCAAGAGTTCAAACGTTACATACTTGAAAAAGGCGTAAACGTAGACACTGCAATGTTTGATTTGCGTTTCCAACCTCCACAAAACTTTGCAAGCTATAGACAAAGTGAAATTGATAATGCTCGTGTACCAACATACACACAAATGAGTGCTATTCCGTATATGTCAAACAGATTTGCATTAGAAAGATTCTTAGGACTTAGCAAAGAAGAAATTGCAGAAAATGAACGTATGTGGAAAGAAGAAAATGACGAGAACTTAGATCCAGCTCCGTCGGATGCTGAAGGTGAAATGAGAACTGCTGGAATTAGTGGCGCAGGAATAGCCGGCGACATGGGCAGTATGGAAGACGAAGCACCAGAAGAAGGAGCACCAATTGAAGGTGGTATGGACACCGGTGCTGATCCAACAGCAGGAGGCGATGCAGGGGACGCAAGTAATACTGGCGTAACTGTATAAATACTATTATGATACTACGTGAATTATTTTATTTTGACAAAGAGACTGTTGACCCAGTCGAAGACAAGCGGTACGAAGCTGACCTTGATGACTCCCCTGTAGATTTAGACGATACACGTAAAACTAAATTGACACTACGCCAGATTAACCGTGTAAGAAAAGCCGCAGAGCTACATACTGAAGAGCAAGCAAAAGAATTATTGTTTGTAAGACAAATGTATGGACTAGCCTCGAATGCAGAGGGCGGAGTATGATAATTGAGCGTAGCGTTTGTATTAGGTAATGGCACAAGCCGATCCACTATACCTTTAGAACCTTTAAAAAAATACGGAACTATATATGCATGCAATGCAGTGTATAGAGAGTTTCAACCCGACTACCTTGTTGCAGTTGACATTAAAATGGTTAATGAAATAAACATGACAAGATATCAAAATGAACACCAGGTATGGACAAATTACAATAAGTCATTTGAACAGTATACAGGGTTTAATTACTTTGAACCTAGTTTAGGTTGGAGTAGTGGACCAACTGCGATGCATTTAGCCGCATCGCATGCACATGAAACTATATATATTTTGGGTTTTGACTATAAAGGTATTGGTCCTGAAGAGAAAAGAGTTAATAACATATACTCAAGTACACAAAATTATAAAAGATCAGAGGACGGTGCAACGTATTTTGGCAATTGGTTACGTCAAACGTGCAATGTAATGCAGAAATCTCCGGAAAAGAGATATATAAGAGTGTTAGAAGAAAAGGATTCATTTATTCCAGAACCATTTGAGAATTTTAGTAACTTGACACATATTACTGTAGAAGAATTTGCAAAATCGTTTAACATATCTACGTGTATTTCAAAATGAACCATTTTGAGCCTATAATACACCCATATTTAACACAATGAGTAAATACATTAGACAGCCTCACCGTAGGTAAAACATATTTCATTTAGGAGAGAACAAAATGAGCGAACGTAATAAATTCGAGGAAATGCTCGAAAAATTAGTAAACGAAGACCGTGCTGGAGCGGAAGCACTATTTCACGAAATAGTTGTAGAAAAA